CGCCATCAGCCGGAACGCTAACCAACTGTACTGGGCTGCCGTTTACTACTGGCGTAACCGGCAAGCCGAATACGCTCAGCGGTTACGGAATTACTGATGCCGTTGGCTCAAGTGATGCAAGGCTTAGTGATCCACGCACACCGACAGCGCACAATCAAGCATTTAGCACGATCACTGGCACACCAACCACGTTGGCGGGCTATGGCATCACGGATGGAGTTGGATCGAGCGATGCGAGGCTGAGCGACAGCCGCGAGTGGAGCGCCACCACGATCAGCCAGGCGGAGGCCGAGGCGGGCGTGGCGACCACCCGGCGGGCCTTCACCGCTCAGCGGGTGTTTCAGGCCGCAGCCGCCTGGTGGGCGGCAACGGCATCGGCAACCGGACAGGCCCTGGCCACCGCCGCCAACGCTGCAGCGGCTCGGACCACGCTGGGGCTGGGATCGGCGGCCACGGCAGCTACGGGCGACTTCGCCGCCGCCAGCCACAACCAAGCCGCCAGCACCATCAGCGACAGCACAACTACCGGCCGCGCCGTTCTGACGGCTGCCGACGCAGCCGCAGCCCGCACAGCCATCGGCGCTGGCACCAGCAGCCTGGCCATCAGCAGCACCGCCCCTGCAGCCCTGGCAGCCACTGCAGCGGCCGGAAGTAGCACCGACGCTGCCAGGGCCGATCACGCACACCAGCGGGACACCGATGTGATCGTGATCCCGGTGGGCGACGAGAGCACAGCGCTTACCACCGGCACCAACAAGGTCAGGTTTCGGTTGCCCTACGCCGCCACATTGTTGGCAGTACGGGCGAATGTGAACACCGCCCCGACCGGCTCGACACTGATCGTGGATGTGAACGAAGCAGGCACCAGCGTGCTGGGCACGAAGCTCAGCATTGACGCCAGCGAAACCAGCAGCACCACCGCCGCCAGCGCCGCAACGATCACAGATTCCAGCTTGGCCGACGACGCAGAAATCAGCATCGACATCGACCAGATCGGCAGCACGGTGGCCGGGGCTGGCCTCAAGGTCAGCCTTTTCGTGCGGAGGGCATGATTATGAACAATCTCTGCCTTTTCGACACGGAAACCGGCCTGATCAAGGACTACCCTCGCCGCGATGAGGAGCCGGTGCAGGGCCTCGATGCCCGCTACGAGGTGCTGCGCATCGTGCGCGAGCCAGCGCCGCAATACGACCCCGCCACGCACAGCATCAGCGAAACCCGCACCATCGACCGTGACGCTGGCGAGTGGCGCTGGGGCTGGAGCGTGGAGCCGCTGCCACCTGTGGCTCCACAGGCGGACTGGCGCACGTTCAAGCGGACCTTGCTGGCCCATCCCGCAATCAATGCCCTGCTGGGCGGCAGTCTGAGCCAGGCCCCGGCGGCGGGCCTGAGCCTGCCTGCCACCCTGCTGGCCGCTTCGGCTGCTGGCGATGTGGACGATTTCCGGGGCGCCTGGGTGGCGCTGCGCCGCGAGGGACTGGTGAGCCCTGAGCTGCTTCAGGAGGTGCGCGGCTTAGCCCTGCTGTTACATCTGCCCGAGGCGTTCGTGGCGGCCCTGGGCGGTGCCACCCGCCCGGCTGCGACGGCGCTGGGGCAGGAATGGGTCGATGCTGCCGGGGATCTGTGGATTGTGGTGCAGGCCCGTGGTGAGGATGGCCAATTCCTGGCGGACGACCCCACCACGCCGGAGCGGGAGTCACTGGCCTGGGAGAAGCAGGTATGAGCGTTATCTGGATTGATTCGGGGAGGTTTGCTGTAGCCAGTGCCTACGACACCGACGCGCAGAACTACATCACGGCGGTCGAGGCGGCCGATGGGCAGGCACTGGAGGCGGCGACTAGGGACGCCATCAATGCGTTTGTGGTGGGCTGCAAGGCTGACGGCATCTGGAGTGCCATCAAGGCATCTTGCGTCCTGGCCGGTGCCCGCACACTGACCGGGGCACTGGTGCCTCTGGCGGGTGCGAATCCAACAAACGTCAACTTTGTGAGCGGGGACTACAACAGGAAGACAGGGCTACTCGGTAGTGCCACAAAATACCTCGACACCAACAGAAGCCTGCAGGCCGATCCTCAAGATAGCTTCCATCAATCAGTGTATGTGTCAACTATTGCAGGGGTTCCCAGTGATTACTGTGGGAACTATTCCAACTCCCCAGCGTCTGGAAATCTTATACAAGAGGCCAGTGGATTCCATGCTGGTTATGCAAGGTCTAGCAGTCCTGTCAATGCTAACAATAGAAGCACAGGTTTTGTGGGGATAATACGCAGTTCCTCTACAGCCATGGAACTGAGGTCAGGCTCAGCCGTATTTAGAGCAACAGCCACCTCAGTAGCTCCACCTAATGCAACAACCGCAATCTTTACGCGAAGTGACTATCTTGTTGGCAATGCGTCAAGGCTCGCTTTTTATTCTATCGGTGAATCCTTGAGCCTTGCCTTGCTGGACGCCCGTGTCACCGCCCTAGTGACCGCTATTGACAGCGCTTTCTAATAACGCCACCCAAGCCGCTGCGCTGCGTTCAGCGTTCGCCGCTGCCGCCTACGTCTCCGCCATCGCCGCCGCGTTCTGATAGCCCAGCCTTCCTAGCCTGAGAGCAGCCAATCACGCCCGTATTCATGGGAGTCGCTGAACTGATTGCCCTGTCGGGCGTGGGGCTGGCTGCGGCAACTCTGGCCGCCTCTGGGGTCAAGGCCATTCAGGCTCCTAAGCCACCGCGACTAGCATTACCCCATGAGCGACCAATCCCGAGGCGGAATCTACATCGTGAACCTGGAAACGGGTGAAGCGGAGGCGGTTACGTCGGAAGATTTGGCGGCTCGCGAGGCTTACGCTTCCGAGCCTGCACCTGTAAAGCCCGCCCCCCGCAAGCGCACTGATGGCCCTGAGAACTAAGCAACGCTTGCTCTTGGTGAAAACCGAAGGCGCAAGCTATGGCGTTGATTCGTCCCCTACAGGCTCCAATGCGCTGCTGACTAACGACGACCTGCAGCTTTCGCCGCTTTCGGGTGCGACGACTCAGCGGCGCGTGATTCGTCCGTATCGCGGTGCGTATGAATCTTCAATTGTCAACACTCAAGTTGGCATTACGTTTTCCGTTGAGCTTGCTGGTTCCGGCACCGCTGGCACCACCTCCGCCGTTGCTGATCTTTTGCGCTGTTGCGCAACTGCTCAAACCGTCACAGCATCTGCCCTGACCGGCACCGCAACTGCTGGCGCTGCCAACACGATCACGCTTGCTGCTGGCACCAGCGCTGTCAACGATTTTTACTGCGGGCAGATCATTTCGATCAGCAGCGGCACCGGCAGCGGCCACATCGGCGTGATCACCGCTTACAACGGAACCAGCAAAGTTGCGACCGTTGCGCCGATAACCGCTACGTTTGTGCCAGGCGCGTCCAGTGCTTATAGCATTGCTGCCAACGTTTCGCATCGCCCGATCAGTAGCACAAGTGGCGTTTCGGATACAAGTTGCACAATCACCTACAACATCGACGGTGTTCAACACAAGCTGCTTGGCTGTCGTGGCACTTTCACGCTAAATATGGCGTTGGGTGAGTTCGGTACGCTGAATTTCACGATCACTGGCATCTACACTTCTCCTACGGATACCGCGCAGTCTACCTATACACTGGCTTACGCTAACCAAGCAGTGCCGCTTGTGTACCGCGCCGATAATGTTCGCGCCACTCGGTTCTTTGGTGTTGCTGGTTGCTTCCAAAGCATTAGCATGGATGTTGGTAACACCGTGAACTACCGCGAGTTAATTGGCTGCACAAAAGAGGTTGTGATTCCCGATGGCCAAACATCTGGCACGGTGATGATGGAAGCAACGTCAATTGCGACTTTTGACCCGTTCACCACCTCGCTTTCCGATGGCACCACCGGCTCCTTGAGCAGCGTGATCTACGGCTCTGCTGGCAACCGCGTTTCGCTTGTCATCCCCCGCTGCGACCTAGGCCAGCCCAGCTACAGCACCATGGATGGATTTGAAATGCTCAACCTGCCCTTTACGGCAATTCCTTCGGCAGCAGGCAACGACGACTTCTACATTGTCTATAGCTGATGGCTGATTCAATCCGTGAAACAATCTTGCAGGAGGTTGTTTCGCGGTTGACGGCGACAACCGGCATCAGCGGCAGGGCTTATCGTAGCCGCGCCGAAATGGTTGCTCGCAATGAAATGCCTGCAATCATCGTAAAGCCGTTGACAGAGACGCCAACGCAACAGACTTCAGCGTGTAAGGTTGACAAGGTGTTGACCGTTGCGGTTTTGATCTGCGTTCATGCTGATATTCCAGATTTAGCAGCAGATCCAATCATCACGGACGCACACAAGCGGTTGATGCCTACAGTTGATGGTTTTGTTGACTTGACATTGGGCGGCAGACCTGGTGTCCAGGACGTTGCAGAAGCTGGCAATAACTTTGCCATTGAAGGCAATGATGGAGTAATTGGATTGACGTATGAGATAAAGTACCGCCACGCTCAAGGTGATCCGACTTCACTATAATTAGCAGGCAACACCACACTATTCCAGATGGCATTTACACGCAAAACCAGTGGTACTTACTGGTGGTCCGGCGTAATCCGTGAGCCCGATGAAGATGGCGTACTTGTTGAATCTGAGATCCGCTTGAAGTTTAAGCGTGTTGGCTTTAAGGAAACGCAAAAGTTTGCCGGTGATGCTGACCTCCTGAAAGGTGTGGTTGTGGACTGGAGCGGCATCCAGGATGAAAC